ATCCTGGGCAACTTTTTGTTGCTCAGGAACTTATAAATTAATTTAAATCAAAGTGTTGCGGAATTAAGGAAAATTATTAAAGATATACAAATACGTTTCAATGATTATCATCAAATAGGTATAAAAGTATATGACACAATAGGCTCCGTCACAAATTATCTATTAAAAAATGCTATTATATAACGGTAAGGGGTAGTTTCTTATTACTTTCACTTGCAAACTCAGAAGTAATCTGTATAACGCCAAAAGACGTTAGATTATTGTGATAATATTATAGAGCGAGGTGGGACTAAATCATAGTCTCACTTTTCTTTTTTTCATAGAAATGAGTATTCGGCATTATATTTTAAGCAAAAAGTATCATATGGGACGCAAAAGCGCATATAAAGAAGAATATAATCAGTTAGCCGAGAATTATGCCTTATTAGGGGCAACAGACAAGGAAATGGCTGATTTATTTAGTGTTACCGAGCGCACACTTAATCAATGGAAGAAAGATTATCCGGAATTTCTTCAGTCCCTAAAAAAAGGAAAGAATATTGCGGATGCCAATGTGGCATCCCGTCTTTATAACCGTGCGATTGGCTATGACTGCAAAGCCACCAAATTCGCAACATCAGAGGGAAAGATTACCGATTCGAAAGAATACATAGAACATTATCCTCCTGATACAACAGCGGCAATCTTTTGGTTGAAGAACCGGCAGCCGGAGAAATGGCGTGACAAGAAAGAAGTTGATGCAAATGTGAATCTTGGTGATGAACTAGAAGGATTGAGTGACGAACAGTTACAGGCTATTATTGATGGTAAAGAAGAAAAGTAAAAGAGAAATATTGATTCGTAAGGCGAAAGCTGCTACCATACTCCGCAAACGAATAGCAAAGAAAGACTTTTGGGCATTCTGTTTGTACTATGATCCGAAGTTTTTCTCTAAACGTCTGTTCCTAAAAAAGGTCGTTGAAGCGTTCATGCGTGTGTACAGCTCGTATTCTGCGGGTATAATCTACCGTCTTGCTGTCAGCATGCCACCACGTGCCGGAAAGTCATATATATCTTCTCTTTTCATCGCTTGGATGTATGGACACTTTCCCGAAGAATCTGTAATGCGTAACTGTTGTTCTGACACGTTATACAACAAGCTCTCTTATGATACCCGCGATATTGTCAAATCAAAACGTTATCGTGAGATATTTACTGAGATTCACCTAAAAGGAGATAAACAGAATGTCAAAGGCTGGAATGTAGAAGGCGCTCGACAGGTGTCTTATTTCGGTGGTGGTGTTGGTGGTACTGTCATTGGTTTCGGTGCATCTATGCTCGCCATGACGGACGACTTATACAAGAGCTTGGAAGATGCTCTATCTGATAATAACAATGAAAAGGTTTGGTCTTGGAAGCAAGGTACACACGACTCCCGTATTGAAGGAAGCTGCTGCATGATTGATATTGGTACTCGCTGGTCCTCTAGTGATGTCCTTGGACGTTTAGAAGAAGCCGGCAAGTATAATGAAATCATCCGTATCGCTGCACTAGATGAAAACGATGAAACGTTCTGCGCTGACGTACATACAACAGAGTATTATCGGGAACTACGTTCTGAAACGGATGAAAGTATCTGGATGGCCGAGTATATGCAGGATCCGTTCGAAGCCAAAGGTTTGCTATTCCCAAAATCCGCTCTCATGCGATTTAAGAGTGTTGATATTGCAGGAAAGAAACCTGATGGTGTACTTGGCGCTTGTGATACAGCCGATAAGGGTGATGATGATTTCTGCGCGCCATTTGCAAAGGTGTTCGGCCTGAAATACTTCATCACAGATGTTCTTTTCACAAAGGATCCTGTAGAAGTAACAGAGCCACGCCTGGCACAAATGGTTATTGATACCGAATGCGACCAAATGCGTATTGAATCAAATAATGGTGGACGTATATTCGCTATTCATGTTCGCAAACTGGTAACAGAAGAAAAGAAGACTTGTACAATACAGGCTCGTCCTACAACACAACATAAGCCAACACGTATCATCATGAAAGCTGGCTGGATAAAGAAACATTGCGCTTTTCTTGATGAATCAGAATACTCTAAAGGATCAGACTACGGCCGTTTCATGAAAGCGCTTACCAGTTACAAGCGTGAAGGTGATAACGCTCATGATGATGCACCGGACGGAATGACAATCCTTGCAGAGTTCGCTGAATCACTTGGATTAAAGTTAAAATCGACAACTCGTAAGGTAGGGCGCGGATAATTTGGATTATTAAAAAATTAGTTGTAATTTTGTATTGTATAAAGAGATTGCTAAATAGCTTCTTGTTATTAAGTGGTTTTGGTGTGTTGCCTCCTTGGTGTGGATGTGTAGCGTTGTTAATAACAGCGTTTGATTGGATGAAATCTGTTTATAAATTAATAAAATTAAATGGAGGGCGAATTATGGGAAATATATATCGACTATTTAATGGAGTGTGGAACATGGGAGTGGACTAAAACAGACACACTTTGATAACAAGAAGTGAACCTTATAAGTTAGGAGCATATGTTCCACACCCACCAAAAAAAATTATATCCTATTATATAGCCGGAGATGATCCGGCTTTTTTTATAGCACATACACATGTATTGAGCCTTTTAAAGTAGACCATATCGCACATAATAGCAAATCCTAAGTCAACTATTTTATATTGAAATATGTCTTTATGACCAATAGACAGTAAATCCTCAGATTTGATTCGTTCTCTCATAACTTTTAACAGAAGTGACAATCGTTGTGAAACATTATTCTTATTAGATAAATCTTCAAGGACATTAATCTCATAAGTTGAAGGTAATGATATTCCATATTGGTGATAGTATAAACCTTTAAAATTTTTAATGTGTACATCAATATAATCTTGAATATTAAAAGTTATATTAAAATCTTGGCTTTTCTTTATCTTAGAATGCAACTTAGGGCTTCTTAATGCTTTCTGCAAAACACTACTAGAGACATCAACTTTCTCATTTATACTCCATATTGCAATCAAATTTCTAAAATCCTCTTCTATTTTAGAGTATTCATTATTACAGGCACTACAGGCTGGAACCGTAACCGGTTCAGTCAAATAATCTTTTGGATAACCTTTGAATAAAGCTCTCATTGGAATATGTTCTCTAGTTTCCTTATCTTTAGTTAATTCACATCCACAGTTATAACAATGTTCCATAAAAATAATCTTTTTGCAAAGATAGTGAAAGCAGGCCTTAATCATGATTCTAGTACAGCAAAAAGTTAGCCAATAATATATTTTAAGAGAAAAATATATGCCATCAATTAGTGAAATTTTAGTTCAAGACGACTTTGGAAGGATTGTTAGTGATCTTTGTGTGGACACCATAGAAAATCGTGAGCCACGGGAATATTTAGAAGAGTATAATGGAAAGCGTAACCGTCGCACTACATCCGTTGGTTTCCGTGAACCTAAGACAGTAGCTGTCTATTCTGAAACAGAAGAAGAATTGAACCCCCAAACGGGTAAAATGGAGCCTAAACGATTAGAGGATAAAACTGTTCCTGTTGCCAAAATAGTGACCAATATCCCAAAGAAGATTGTTCGCACAGCAGCAGCTTTTTTATTTGGCGGAGATATGACCATCACAGCAGATAATACAGATGATGCAAGCTTGGAGGATTTCAAAAAGATATTTGTCCGCAAACTCAAAATGAAGTCAGTACTTATGAGCTTTGCCCGTAAGGTGTTGTCAGAAACAAAAGCTGCTATTGTATTTTACCCTGTAAACAAAGTTGTGGATGGAAAAAAAATCCCGGAACTGAAAGCCAAGATACTCTCTTTGCCAAAGGATGATAACGTTACTTATGAGTTCTATCCACATTTTGACGATGATGATGATATGGATGCTTTCATTCATAAGTTCACAACTAAGATTGATTGCTCTACCTACGAGTGTGTCAAAATATACACCTCAGACAAAGTTATCACAGCTATAAATAAGGGGGGCCAGTGGGAAATCAAATCAGATAAGAACCTATTCGGCAAAATCCCTGTAGTATATGCAGAGGTAGATCAACCGGACTGGGAAGATGTCGCTTTACTCATGGACCATTATGAAATGCGGATCTCTAGAATGTCAGATACTAACGACTACTTCGGCGACCCAATGCTAAAATCCTTCGGTTTGTCGAATCTTCCTTCTAAAGATACAGTAGGGAAAGAATTAAACTTTTCTATGGAAGTTGACCCTGATACCGGCACTGCGTATCATGGTGATGCTGAATACCTATCATGGCAACAGTCCATAGATTCACAAAAGGAAGAGATTAGTAATGAACGCCACGAAATATTCTCTGGTGCATCATGTCCTGATTTGTCGTTTGACAATCTTATTGGCATAGGTGACCTATCAGGCGTCTCCCGTGAGTTTATGACCATTGATGCAAAAATTAAAGCTACGGAACAAATGGAAATCTTCGGACCGGTAGTACAACGATGTGTGGCTATTGTACAAGCAGGCATGGCGAATATATCACATATCAAAAATTCCAATGCTATAATGAATAATTATTTTGAGGTGTCTTTCGGCTCTATTCTCCCGAAGAATTTAGCAGAAGACTTACAGAATCTATCAACAGCCGGAGGTGGGAAACCAATCAATAGCCAGGAAACACTTACCGCACGTTCTCCTTATACTCAGAATGTAAAAGAGGAAATTGAGAAAATGAAACAGGAAGAACAAGCAGCTTCAGTCAATAACAATCCGTTAGGACCGATATATCAATGAAAGGACTAACATTCTACGACAAGCAGCATATACAAAAGATATTGGCTCAGCAAAGCGAAGTGGCCAATATCTTTAATCGATTTATTCTGTCTATTACCCCATTTCTCCAACAATGGGCAAATCGTAGTAGCGATAATGTATGGTTACGTAATCAAGTTGTCGAAAAATGTGTGGATCGGGAGTTGGATAAGTTACAGTCTCTTCTTCTCACGAATCTTACAGCCTTCAACATAGACGCATGGAAGCGCTCTGAAATGAAGAATGAGGATTTTATATCAGAATACGTCAAAGGCATGGCTATTGATTCTGTAAGGAAGCAAGGAATGTTTGCTACAAACAAAGACGCACTCTCTCAACTTAGGAAAGGGTTTGATGCACGCGGCAATAATCTGTCTCCAATGGTGTGGAATCTTGCGGATCAGACAAAAACACAACTCGAGTATTATTTACAGACAGGTCTATCTGTTGGTAGAAGTTCTTCACGGATAAGTCAAGATCTTAGGCAAATCCTAAATGAGCCGGACAAACGATTTCGCCGGGTAAAGGATAAAGAAAGGAAACTTGTTATGTCCCAACCTATGAAGAACTATCACCCAGGACAAGGTATATATCGTAGTTCAAAGATGAACGCATTACGTCTTACAGCTACATCTACCAATATGTCTTATCGTACCGCTGACTATGAACGTTGGAGTAAACAGGATTTTATATTAGGCATCGAGATACACCGCTCTGCAAATAATCGCGGACCATGCAAGATATGTGATGCAATGGTAGGTAAATATCCGAAAACGTTCAAGTTTATAGGTTTTCATCCTTTCTGTATCTGTTTTGCTACTCCGATCACGATGGAACCGGACAACTTTGCTGATTTCCTGCTAAACGATACAGTTCCGCAAGAACAGGTTATAACAGATATTCCCAAAACAGCAAAGGATTTTGTTGACGAGAATAAAAATGGGGTGCAATCCGCTTTTTGGTATAAGGATAACTTTAGCAAAGAAGGAGATTTGCAAAGAGAGAGAACTCCCCAGCCTACTACACCCGAAGTCATAAAAGTATCAAGAACAAAGCGCATCAAGACCGATGCTGAGAAAAATGATATTCAAAAAAGATGGGACGACCGGTTTGTAAGAAACTTCAATCAGAGTAAGATTGAGCAAAAAATCGGCATAAAGAGAGGTGAAGATATGACCTTCGAAGAAGCAAATGAACTGAGAGGAAACATCGGTTATGGAGAAGGAAGAGAATTCAGTGTAAACTGTCAGTCATGCGTAGTTGCTAATGAATTGAGAAGACGTGGATATGATGTAACAGCACTACCTAACCTTAAAAAAGAAGGGAACATTCCTTATGAACTCTCTGGAAAAACTAACTGGGCCTGGATTGATCCGGAAACGATGCAGACACCTGAGAAGAAACAGGCAGGTGGACAATATGTATCTGGACTTGATATTAAAAGCAAGACTCTCACTCAATTGAATAAAGAATTGAACGAGTTAACCAAAGAAGCCGGCAGGTATCACATTGACTTTATGTGGAAAAACGGAAAAGGTGGACATATTATTACTGTTGATAGGTTAGAAAACGGTTCAATCCGTATTTATGATCCACAAATCGGTCGTTTGGGCGATTGGAAAGTTATATCCAAAGATATAAGTCTTAAGTATGGAGTAAATGTATTGCGTGTAGACAATCTATTGGTAAACACAGATATTATCGATAGAATAGTGAGAAAGTTATAAGAATGAACTTGTATAGTCTTTGGGCATAGGAGCCATTCCCATTATATCCGGCGATTGTGTATATGGTGCAAGATGTGCAGCATCATCTTTCACAAGAATAAATTGAGGATATCCAATGCAGCATTCCTTGTCTTCTTTCCGGGATGCTGTATATACCAAGTAGCCTTTCCACTCTCCATAATAGGAAACCTGATCGAATCCATTCTGTAGAGCGAGGATCTTAGCTTTCTCCTTATATTCTTTCTTCTTATCCATATTGCAAATATACTCATTGATTCTGGAATAAAATATAAGGGAAGGAAAAAGTTACTCCCCTTATATTTTAATAGAAAATCGTTATGACAATCATTGATGCTATTAAGAAGGGCTTGAAAGCCGCAGGTGTAAACGAAAAGTACGCCTCTAAGGTTCAGAAACTTTTCAAAATCGAAAAAGAAGAAGATATTGCTACTTATGTTGCCTTATTCAAAGACAATATTCTTCCTGATCTTGAAGATACATCCTCAGTAGAAAAAGCGAAAAAGGACGCTATCGCTGAATATGAGAAGAATAATGGTCTGAAGGACGGTAAGCCAATCAAACCAGTTAAAAAGACCAAGAAAACGACAGAATCAGAAGAGAATGAAGAAAATGAAGAAGATCTCGAAGGTGTTCCCGCCTCTTTGATGAAACTATTCAAGGCTCAACAAAAACAAATATCAGAGTTAGCCAATAGCGTTACCACCTTAACTGGGAATATTACAACATCCAGCAAACAGGCTTCAGCTAAGGTTCTCTTTGATAACGCAAAATTACCAGAAAAGTGGTTCAAGCGTATCGACGTAAATTCTGAAATATCTGTCGAAGATCAGATTAAGGAATTGGCAGAAGAGTATGCTGAAATTCGCCAGTCCGCTGTGACAGATGAAATCGAAAATGGTAACTACACCCCACAATCACAGGTAAAAGACCGTAGTGAAAAAGAGTGGCTGGATATCATGAATAAAGAAGAAGGAGCTGGTGAATCCAGTGGTGTCGCTAGTCTTGGTATTGAGTAATAACTAAATTTTATTGTATCATGTATTTAAAAAAAGAAAAAGAATTTCAGTACCATCCCGCCATCATTAAGATGTTGGAGGATGTTGTCGGCGGTGGCACTATTGCCCGTGCTGATTTGAGAAAGGCCCTGTTTGACGGACAGCCATTAGATGAGTTGCCACCTTACTGCATCGCAGGACGCGATGAAAACGGTGGTTGGCATATCATCAAGACAGCAAAAGTGCTGGAGGCTGTAGAAGCAGCAGGAAAAGTCATCAAAGTAGCTAAAAATCATCTGTTCGCAATTGGTGATTTCGTGACTGCCGGTGGAAAATTTGATGGAGCATCCGATAAAATTACCGCTATCGACAAGAGTAATGCTGCTTATGACTCTATTACGCTGGCGGCTGCCATTGGTGCGATGGCCAAAGATATGGTATTGGTCGCTGTAAAAGCAAAAGCTGATGCCGGTTCTGCCGAGGCTACAGTAGAAACATCTGAGGTGGTGATTACGATGGCTAAAGTTGATCTGACTGTTGCTAATCAATCTTGCGGATTGATGGTAAGAGGTACTATTGAGGAACGAAATATGCCATTCCCTCTTGATGCTGATTTGAAGAAGCTTATGCCTCTCATTCGTTTTGTATAATCTATTAATTCATAAATCATTATGGAAAGAAGCTTAATCAAGCAAATTAACAAGAAAAACATGGCGGCACGTCTCAACTCCCGTCATGTGAAGCCGATGTATTACCCGAATTTCTTTGGTGTGAAGAGAGTTACTTCATTGAAATGGGAAACATTGGTTGGTGAAAAAGGCGCTCCGGTTATCGCTGACGTTATTTCTTTCGATGCATCTGCACCGGAGAAAACGCGTGAAGTGATCGGTAAAATGTCTGGTGATATTCCTAAGACCGCTATTAAGCGCTCGATGACTGAAAGTGAATATCAAGAATACAAGCAGTTACAGCGCGATGCCCAGGGAGATGCCGCTCAATTAGAACTGCTTAACTTAGGGTTTAAGGATACAGATTTCGTTCATAATGGTGTGCGTGGACGTGTGGAATGGGCTTGTATGCAGATGATGTCACGTGGCGGAATCAATTTGTCTTCTTCAAACAACAACGGCATTGTGACTACAGAATTTGTCGGTGTGGGTATGCCTGCTGCCAACAAAAAGGTATCTTCCGTAGATTGGGCTACCGCTACTACTGCTGACGGCCTCCAAGATATTGAAAATGTACTGGCCGATGCAGCTAGGGAAGGTGTGTCTCTTCGCTATATTATTATGCTTACTACCGAGTTCTCTTTGCTGAAAAAGCAGAAAGCAACTATTGATAAGATTAAAGGCTGGATCAATCAAACGTCCAAGGTCGTTATCACAAAGAAAGTGATTAATGAATATCTTGCAGAGCAAGAAAACCCATGCCAGATTATCACAATCAATCCGGCGCTACGTATCGAAGATAAGAACCATAGTCGTACTACTATCTGTCCGTGGGTTCGCAAACGTATCTGTTTCTTAGAGGATTTGCGTGTAGGTGACATCCAACACGGACCAATTGCAGCAGAAGACTCTGAGAGTCTAAGAAAGAAAGCGCTAATGGTGAAAAAGGACTTTACTCTTATCACCAAGTGGTCAACCGAAGAGCCATTCAAAGAATGGACCAAAGGAGAGGCAAACGCATGGCCGGTAGTTAATGATCCGGAAGCGATGTACATTCTGAAAGCAGACGGTAAAGCATGGGCTGCCGATGAAGCTACAGAAGGAACAGACAATATCCCTGCTAAATTCTTGGGTCAGGAAGTTGAGAAAGAAAACTTAGAAGCAGAAGACGAAGAGTAAATAGTTATGGCAACAATCAGAGAAACAATACTAGAATATCCATCTATTGAGGATATGGAAGGCTTCTTGGATAAGGTAGTCTTCATTAAGCGGGGTATCAACCCCGAAGCAGAATGTACTACTGAAAGCATGAAGCAGGTTGGTCTTTGTGTCGCTGATATGTATGCCATGATGGTAAACTCACCGGATTTCAGTGAAAATAAGCTTTCTATCACTCATCCCCGTTCTTTCTATATTCAGACTGCAAAACAGCTGTATATAGAAAACGGGGAGCCGGAGAAAGCTGGTAGAATTGGCAAGCGAATCATTATCAAAGGAAGAGCAGGTAACAGATGGTGAAACGATATCCACATACAGCGATAGTTACTATTGAGGCTAACGGGCGCTTAGTTGATGGTGAATGGATTCCTGGGGAACCAGTTGAAATATCTGTCCCCGGACGCTACGACCCGGTAAGCGATGGAAGAATCGTTCTCAAACGTAATTCGGCTGGTGATGAAGCACAAGTGCATGGCTATTTCTATACCAAAATGCAGCCACCGGCCGGTAGTAAGTTTTTGCGTTTGAAAGTCGAATCAAAGGGTATTGATGTACCTGTTATCTGTTGGGAACTTTATCAATCACATTCAATTATCAACGTATGAGAAACGGTATGACTCCCCTATTCACTTATGATGAATTGGAAAAATGGTTTGATCGCTTTCAAAGTAAAGCAGAAGATAAGATGCTTGTATTCCTGCAGGCAGGAGGTGAAAAGTTTATCGAAGTAGCCCGCCGGAGTGGTTCATATAAAGACCAAACTGGCAATCTTCGAAGCTCTATTGGATATATAATAGCCAAAGACGGCGAAGTGGTTACAGAAAACTTTAAGGAGGGTGACAAAGGGACTGATAAGACAACCGGTAAGTACAAAGGTCGCAGGCTTGCAGAAGAAGTCTCACTATCATATACTGGCGGTTATGTGTTGGTTGGTGTTGCAGGAATGGAGTATGCGGCAGCCGTGGAAGCTAAAGGGTATGAGGTTGTTTCAGGAGCTAATACGCAATGTGAGAAGTATCTAAGAGATACATTGAAGTCAATTTTTAGCAAGATTTGATTATGGATGAATTCGACGCTGTAGATATAGTTTATGATGCTGTGGCCGCTGCGGGCACCGATGTTATGATTTACAAGGATAAGTCGGAAGCCGGCTTTACTAATGAACACATCGTTATCAATCATCTGCAATTGAATGAGCTCGACTTCATCAATAAAGTGCCTGTTAATATCAACATCTTTGTTCCTTGGAGTGATGAAAATGGTATGTTAAAACGTCAACGAATGAAAGAATTAAAGCGTAAGGTAAGGAAATCGCTTGATTTAATCAATAGTAATGACGGTGTATGTAAAGAAGTAACAGTCCTCTGGAGCGTTCCAATGCCGGACCTGAAAGAAGGCTTTGCTTGTACAAATATCAGATTAGAAATTTTAATAGATCAATAATTATGGCAGGAGAAGCTAGACCTATCGCTATGGGCGTAGGTGGAATTAAATTTGGAACAGTCGGTGACGGCGTTCCCGGTGCAGATCTCAAAGATTATCCCCTTCCGACCAAAGGAAGCGTTGCATTTAACTTTGCAGATCCAAAGGAAGTGAAGATTGAAGTAGAAGGTAGTGAAGAACCTTTTTATGTTGAACTGGTGAAAGATACGACAGATTATGTCGAGTTCTCCATCCCTACTCCATCAAATGAGGTTCTTAAAGAACTAGCAGGCGGTGAAGTGGATACAACAGGAGGAAAAAATATCTGGAAAAAGCCTCTTAGTACTCCTTCTATCTCTAAAACGTTCCAGTGTGAAACATTACCTAAAGACGGTAAGAAGGTCGTTTATACCATCGTAAATGGCAAGATCGCCTCAAAGATTTCACAGGCTCCCGGATCAGAGCAAGCAGAGTTGTTGCTTGTTCGTGTATATATGCAAGCTGCTGTTACTGCAGACGGTAAGAGACAGACTGCTTTCATGCGCGAAGTAGTTACTATTGCCGGAGGCGGAGAAGCCCCAGCGAATGCTGCGAATGTCGAAGGCGGAGAAGCTGCTCCAAGTGGTGCGAAAAAATAAATAACGGTTCTGTATAGCTCAGTTGGTTAGAGCGCTACATTGATTATGTAGAGACCGGCGGTTCGATTCCGCCTACAGGAACAAACTATTGAAGAATGGAGCTGAAAGTATTGAAGGTTAGTTGCAAATAACCGGAAGTATTACCCGGAAGTACAACGGGCTAGGCTCCTTGATGAAATTATGAGTATAAAGAATTTATTTCAGCAAGAGTCTGAATCCGTTACGGATCAGGCTGTCAAAATTCCATTCGAATTTACTAACCGGGATTCTATTCCTAAAGGAAAGGACCCCGGCAATTGCATAGTTATAAAGCCTGTCACCGTTCGGACATGGTTTCGGATACGCCCTTTCCTTCTTGAAGTCGAGAAAGAAGATCTTGATAAGATGATTGTGAAGGACGGAGAACTCAATGCAGACTTTCCGGAACTGATGAATAAATACGGAGGATTGCTTTTTGACATCGTCTGCCTCGGGATTCACAATAAGCCTAGTGATCCTCCGGAATGGTTCAAGAACGCTCTCGCAGACAATACGACATGGGAGGATATACGGATCCTGTTTAATGCAATTATATATCGCATAGGGTATCACCCTTTTTGCACCTCTATCACGATGCTTCGGAACGTGAGCCCGCTACGAGAGACGGAGATAATAGCCGCTCAGAAGAATTTGCAAAGTTGGAAGGATGCAACCAAAGCAGATTCCTAGTGATTGTAAAAGAAGCTCTAGGATTAACGTTTAATCAGACGTTGGATAGTAGCTATGGATTGATAGAGACATTACTGCAGGAGTACTCATTTGTAATGAGAGAGCGTAATAAGATTACTGATGAAGACGGTAAAGTTGAAGGTAGAGATTATGAATGGGTAGAACTACCCTCTTTTGATGATCCTAGTAAGACGATCAGGATAAAGAAGTATAACGATATAGCCGGTAAGGTCAAGGGTTAAGGTAATTTGCTGTTGTGTTTATATATTAGGTTAACTGTTTTTTTTATTAAATTGGTTTAGAGTATTGTGGTCCCTTGTATCTGTGAAGATATAGGGGATTTTTTAATATCCCCTTTTTATCTCAGCATCTACGCTATCCATCATCTTTGTTATTTCGACATTATCCCTTTCCAAATTTTGGATAATACGGGATTGGTAAGTGATCATCCCTTCAATTCTTCCTTTTTTGAGTCCGAGGCTTAGGCCTCTTTGAAAAGCTTCCTGTAATTCTTTCTTTCGGAGAACGCTATTCACTCCGTTTTTTCTTTCATTTTCCTTGGTCATGGTGCTAATGAATGTTTGGTTTATATATTATAAGAAAAGGCTATCTTTCCCCTTTTATTCCGACCAAGGAACATAATCTTTACACAACATGTTGGGACTATGTAGCAAAGGGAATTGATAGCCTATCTTTTGATTTGCAGGCTTATCAACTCCCCAACATGTTAATATAAAAATTGTTCCTTGGTCGAAGAACATTGCAAAGATGCTTATTCTTCTCGAAATAGCCAAATTTTAGCTTCTCTTTATATTTTAAGAATAAATGCTATGGGTATTCAAAATAAAGACGGAGCGTTGTATTTCGCTACAGGAATAGATAACTCGGGGTTATATTCAGGACGTCAGGAGGCAATGGGGATCATCAAGGCGATGGCCGGTGAGATCACTTCTTTTGATGTTTTCGGAGGGATTGGTATTAGTGCGGGCATTGCATTTGCCCAGGCCGCCAAAGGTGCATACGACTTTGAAAAGCAGTTCCAGCAAAGTATGAAAGAAGTTGCTACCCTTTCAAGCGGAATAAAGGGCAGTCTAACCGATTATATGAATCAAGTCGTAGAACTGACCCGCGAGGTTCCAGTACTTGCGAATGATGCGGCTAAAGCATTGTATCAGATTGTATCTGCCGGCCATGATGGTGCGGATGGTATGAAGGTTCTGGAAGTATCGGCTAAAGCTGCTATCGGTGGAGTTACCGATACGGCTACGGCAGCAGACGGTATCACTACCCTATTGAATGCCTATAAGCTTGATGTTTCAGAAGCTGAGAAAATATCAGATCAACTATTTACTACCGTCCGGCTGGGTAAGACCTCATTTGGAGAGTTAGGCAAAAGTATTGCGCAAGTTGCGCCTGTTGCTGCCGCCTATGGTGTGGAAGTAGATCAGGTCTTAGCCGCTGTTGCTACCCTAACCAAACAAGGTACGCCTACAGCGCAAGCAATGACTCAAATACGTGCTTCCATTATTGCAGTATCCAAGGTGCTTGGTGATGGCGCATTTGATAACAGGACCTATCAAGAGGCGCTAGCAGAAGTTGCTAGACAGGCAGGAGGCTCGGAAGCAGAACTTCGTAGATTAGTTCCAGAAATCGAGGCGGTCAATGCAGTTCTTGGATTGACAGGAATTAACGTCAAAGAGGCTGCCGGACATTTGGAAGAAATGCAAAATGCCACAGGCGCAGCAGAAGCAGCTTTTAAAGAAATGGCTTCTTCTGCTGATAATCAAATGAAGCTACTGGGGAATAACATAACGGCCACCCTTCGCCCGTTAGGACAGGAAATCTTAAAAGAAATATCTGCCGCAGCACAATCTATGAACGAAGCCTTTAAAGATGGCAGTGTTCAAGAGGCATTGAAAGATATAGGTGCCTTAATAGTCGTCGTTACGACTGCCCTTGCAGGATACAAAGGAAGTATTCTTGCTGTAAGTACTGCCAAACAAGTATATGCAACGGTAACAGCAATTGTAAATCGACAGCGTGCTATTGAGGCGGCCAACCTTGTATTAACCAAAGGTATGTATGCCATTGAGGCTACCATGATTGCTAAAAGTACATCTGCCCGTATTTTATTAACAGGAGCAATAAAAGCTCAAACCATTGCACAGTTGAAAAATGTTGCAGCTATGCTAACTAATCCTTATGTATTAGCAGCTGCTGCATTCGCAGGACTTGGATATGCCATTTACAGATGCGCAACTGCGGAAAACGTCTCAGAGAAGGCTATGAGAAAACATAATGCTGCTATGGAAGCACAAAAGAAACATTTTGATGACTTGAAAAATAAAGCAGAAAGCCTTGTCAATGTTATTAAAGATGAAGCAGCTAGCCAATTTGATAAATTAGATGCATATAAACAACTTCAAGCTATAATGCCCAATGTTTTGAAAAACATTGATTTAGAAAAGCTCAAAACAATGGAACTCAACGATATCCTAAAATTATTCAACAAGGATAAAAATGAGCAATATATCATGGGAGTAAAAGTTAGAGCTGTAATGAAACAAGAGGAACTTGATGCAGCTACAACTGAATGGCAAAAAGCAATAAATGAAGCTGAAGAAAACCAAAAGAATGGTATCGAAGATTCTGGATTAAGTATTAGAATTGGTCGATTAGCTAAAAAAAAGAATGAAGCAGCAGAGTCTGCCCGTCTTGCCAAAGAAGAAGTAGACAAAATAAATGAAATTCAAAGAAAAGCAAAAGAAGAACAAAAGAAAGAAGAAGAGAAAGCCAAAATTCAGAATAAGGCTTTTTGGACGAAGCAGAAAGACGATGCTACAAAAGCACTAGATTCAATCGCTTCGGCACAAAAAAAATTGATGGATGCTGGAAATTTCAAAGGGATTGATGCTACTGTCATTACTGCTTACAAAGAAAATATCAAAAAACTAAAAGAAGCAGAGAAAGAATTAAAAGTTTATGATTCATTTTCCAAACAGGATGATAAGGCACAAAAATTACGTGAAGAACAAGAAAAATATAAACTCCTGTTAGAGAAACAAAAGTTTGAACAGGAACGAATAAAAGAAGATTCAGCAAATGAACTCGAACAACTTGAAATAAACAAACTCAAAGAGAGTAGTGAAAAAGTCCTCAGACAAAGGGAGCTTAATCACAAACTAGAATTGCAGGCTATCGAGCGTGAAGCAGAAGACAAGAAACTAAAAGTGATTGAAGATGCTCGCTCTGCTTTTGAAGCTAATCCGGAAAACAAGAAGAAGACTTTTAATACAAGCGCTTTCATCAATTCTGAGTCAACGAAGAAACTGTTTGCCATGTTCGACAACGTTGCAAAGGAAGCCGCTGCGACTGCTGATACAAAGTACAATCGTGGAGATGATCTATCTGATTTGTTGAATCAGTATCAGGACTATACAGATCAACGGCTTGCGATTGAACGAAAGTTCAACGAAGATATTGCTACTCTTCAAGAACAGCGCAAACAGGCAGAAAAGGACGGAAATACAGAACAGGTAGAACAGATTGATCGTTCCATCACCCAAGCTACGAAAGATAAGGGTATGGAACTTATGAATATGGACTATAATAAGCTGAAAGAATCTCCGGAATACGTTCGTGCCTTTGAGAATTTGAAAGAAACATCTTCTGAAACTCTTAATTCTCTTCTTTCTCAACTAGAGAATGCAAAAGGGACAGCAGCTAAGGTATTATCTCCGGACCAACTTCGTGAATATACCAGCACTATTCAATCAATCATGGATGAACTGGATTCACGTAATCCGTTTCAATCATTATCTGACAAGAAGAAGGAACTGGCAGAAGCGGAGGAAGAACTAGCTAAAGCGCAAATTGAGTTAGAGAATGCCCGGACCCAGGCGGAAGCAGTGAAAGCCGGTGCTATGATTGAGAACGGTGTCAAGTCTTCTAAGTATAATCCCAAGACCGGAAAGATCGATTCAACTAAAGCATATCTAACCGAGGCGCAGGCGTTGGATAAGGTGAAGGAGAAAACGGATAACTACAATGAAGCAAAAGACAAAACGACGAAAGCCAGTGCAAAGGTACAAGCAGCTGAAAGAAAGGTAGCAAGTGTTATCGGAGAACTCGGCGACTCATTAAAAGATCTAGGATCGGCTATTGGCGGACAAGCTGGCGAAATCATTAGTATCATTGGCAATATTGGTACATTCGCCATGACGGCGATGAATGGCGTAGAAACGGCATCCACAACAGCATCAACTGCAATCAAAGCGGTTGAAAAAGCATCTGTCATTCTCGCTATCATTGGTGCAGCTATGCAGATAGCAATGAAGATCTTCGACCTATTCGGCAAAGACGATACAACAGAGAAGTATGAGAAAGCTAAAGAAGCTTATGAATCCTATATCAACATTCTTGATAGAGTGATAGAGAAACAACTGAAATTAGCTGAAACTCTTACCGGAGACAATGCGAATGCTGCTTATAATAAAGCTATTGAACTGATAAGACTACAGAATGAGAATGCACGTGTTTTAGGTAAACAATACTTGAACTCTGGTGCATCCGGCAAGTCACATTCAAAGGGATATACTGAAGTGGAAGATATGTCCATGGAGGGGTGGAAGCAAGCGGCAGATACGCTAGGTATGAGCGTCGATGAATTTAAAGACAAAATGGGCGGACGCATGGCCGGTCTGTTTGATTTGACAGATGAACAACTTGCAAAACTTCAAGAAAATGCTGGGATCTTCTGGTCACAACTTGACTCTGACACTCAAAAATTCGCGGATCAGATAGTGGATGGTGTTACCCAGGTTGCAGAGGTTGTCGAGCAGAAGATCACCGATGCTACTCTCATTGATATAGACGGACTTCGTTCAGACTTTCAGGATCTGCTTACAGATATGGATGCCGATAGTGCTGATTTCGCGGATAACTTTGAAGAATACATGAGAAATGCTATTCTAAACTCAATGCTCAAAGAGGATTATATGAGCCGACTAACAGCTTGGAGAGAGAAGTTTTACAAAGCTATGGATGATGGAGTAACCGAAGAAGAATATAATGCTTTAAAAGCGGAAGGTCAGCAGATTTCTGATGACATGAAAGCCAAACGAGATGCGTTGGCTGAAATGTATGGCTGGAACAAAGATGACGATGAGCGTGAAGCATCAAAGAAAGGTTTTGCCTCCATGTCGCAGGACTCTGCAGATAAACTGGATGGTGCATTTGCTGTTATGACTTCTCACACATATTCAATAAACGAAGGAGTCAAGCAAATACAATTGAGTACAGATAAGATCATTGAGAAGCTTGTATACCTATCCAGCATGGACAAGAATATAGGTGAAATGATGAAACATAGCGATCTTGTCATTACTTACCTGTCAGACATAAGTAGTCATACGGCACGCCTTGAAGCTATTGAAAAGGCTATAGAATCTATCAGAATGGGGATTGACACATTGAACACTAAAGGCATAACATTGAAGCGATGATAGGACAATTTTACTTAGACGGAATAGATGCATATACCAGTTTAGGGATATGCGTTACAAAGGGAAGCTACAATAATCTTGTAGCCTTCCCTGCTATCAAAGAACCGGAAAAAAACGACTGGCCGGAAGAGGATGGACAAGAATTTGACCTTTCTAATATTGCCCTAAATACAAGTGATATAAGCATTGAATTTGCGTATATGGGCAGTATGGGTATTGGCGGACTAATTGATAAGCTCTCGGACCTGAGTTATCATGAATTTCGTTTTCCACTTATTGACAGAACATATACTCTACGTTTGTCTTCTCAAAACAGTTATGTTATCAATGCGGGTCTTGAAATTTCTAAGTTCACTCTTACAAATGACTTTCCCCGTGAAGCCAACGATGAGTATCAAGAACCTATTAACGATAGTGACCTCCCATTTCCAAAGGGCTATGAGCTTGACGGTAAAGATCTAACCGACTATGGTGTAGTAGTATTGAAAGGCAGTACAGCAGAGATACTGAAAACTCCTGCGGTAAAGAAGAATCTGCTGCAAAATTTCAAGTACCAGGACGGAGCCATCTACGACGGGAATGCCGTAAAGTTTCAAACTAAAGATGTAGCTATAAAATGCGCAATGCGAGCTAAGACGATCGAAACATTCTGGCGCAATCGTGATGCTCTACTTCATGACTTGACAAAGCTATATTTAAAGACAGATGATGAAGGATATGAGTATTCCGATGCGGAACGTATATTTTATTGTGATGAGTGGAGTGAAAGCTATCCCTGCTATTATAAGAGCTGTCAGACAAACAGTTTTACTCTGAATAACGGTGTATGGTGGGAATTTACCTTGAAGCTCGTATTTACTAGCTTCCGGATTGGAGAAACAGACTTCCTGCTTGCATCCGAAGCGGGTGAGTTTATTATAACAGAGGACGGAGAATTTTATATTGACTTAAATTGAAGAAGCCATGCCATTAAAAAAGAAAAGAATATCAGAGTTGAACGAAGCCAGCGACATGAAAGGCTTCTACACCATCGGTTACCGAATTGTTAGCGGTGTTAAGACCAGCCTTAAATTCGGGCTAGAGAAGATTCAGACAGCCTTAGATAATATGCTCAAAGCTACGAGCGATGCCAAAACCGCTACTACCGATATGCGGCAATTAGAGGCTACCGTTGAAGGGAATGAATCAACTCGTGAAACTGCTGAGTCTCGTCGTAACGCTTCCGAGCAATCAAGGCAGACAGCTGAAACGGAACGTTCAAGAGAAGAACAAGCCCGTGAAGCTGCTGAATCAGTGCGCATCACTAATGAGAATGCACGTAAGAGCGCCGAAACTGGACGTTCCTCTGCTGAAAGTAATCGTGTAACCGCAGAAGGTAAGCGAGTAACAGCGGAAGGCACTCGCGGATCAAATGAAACGAAGCGTGTAAATGCCGAGACTGCCCGTGTTGAAGCTGAGTCTAAACGCAAAGCTGAGTATGCCGGCATCGTGCAGGAAATGACATCTGCCACAGAAGAAGCTACCGGGCAGATTACTCTTGTCAAGCAATTAACAGATGATGCAAATGCAGCTAAAAGTGCGTCTGTTGAACAGACAGCTCTAGCGAAGAAAGCTACAGACGCGGCTAATACTGCGGCTGGTAGTGTCAATGCTGCAAAAGAAGCTGCTACTACTGCAGCGGCAGGTGCCAATGCTGCTAAAACAGCTTCAGAAGCCCAAACTGCTCTTGCAAAGAAGGCCACTGACGATGCAAATGCAGCTAAAAGTGCATCTGTAACACAGACAGGTTTAGCAAAGAAAGCTACTGATGATGCAAATGCTGCTAAAAGTGCATCTGTAACACAGACAGGTTTAGCAAAGAAAGCTACTGATGATGCAAATGCTGCTGCACTGGCTGCTAACAATGCTGTTTCGGGTGTTGACGCTAAAGTGCAGGCAGCGATTGATAAGTTAGTCGCTGGAGCTCCGGACGCTCTTGATACATTGATTGAGTTAGCGAACGCACTTAATAATGATCCGAACTTTGCTGCTACCATGGCAACAGAGTTAGGGAAGAAGCTCAACGTTTCCGATATTGTCAATAACCTGACAAGTGGTGGAACTGGAAAGGTTCTTTCTGCCGAACAAGGGAAGGCTTTGAAAGCTGCTCTGAATGCGCATAATCACGATGCAGTATATGAGAAGATTATTACTAAACTAACTGCCTTCAATAAAAATTTCGGTACGGCTGCCGGAACCGTGTGCGAGGGTAACGATGCCCGCTTAAGTAATGCAAGAACTCCGTTAGCTCACTCACA